GTATTTCTCATAGTCAATCATCTCAAACTGCCAGGCTTTCCATCAAAACGAATAACACCAACTCGCCAATCAGTTAATCTCACGCCTTCAATCTTTGCAGCTACCTGTCTGCCACTAATGCGAACAGAAGTAGGATTAGCCATTGAATATGGGCCATGATTGTATTCAGTAGCATTAGGATAGAACTTAGTGCTAAACCGCACTTGCACATCACCTGCAGTCTTTTCATCAGGAACCAGTCCTGTAAGACTCATAGTCCTATCGCCAACACCCAACTCTACTGGTCCAGACTCAGCAAAAATGGTCTGTGAATCATAGTTAAACCCAATTTCATGCTCGTAGACATACCCGTCTGTTGAAACCATGATTGGGTTTGAGAAGATTCCACGATCTGTACCGCAAGTACGAGCCAAAGTACCAATAGCCCAATGATTCTCACGATAGTTGTAAGAAACGTAAGAATCTACTTCATTAGAAGCAGAACTAGGGTAAAACCACCAAATCTCACCATAAGCAGAGTTATGGACGCAGTAAACCTTGGATGATTGAGTCATGTTCATGTTACTGAACACATAATCAGATACATCTGAGTTTAAAGGCTTCACATACCCATCGTATATCCAGAATCCTGATCCAGACATCCAAATACAGGCATTGTCAGTAGCTGCTACTGCTTGTTTAGAAATAACACCACAACCAGTACCAACACGCTCAAAACTGTAAATAAATGGTGGGCCAATATAGGTGGCTGTATGTACATCTACATCTGTGAACAAAATAGTCGCACCACGAATTCGTTTGGCACATTGCAATGAACCAATAGTGGTCAACTCAAAGTCACCAGCTTGGTTTGTAGCAGCAGGAGTCCATACTGTGTTGTCTTCTTGGTCACACCATTGGACTTTACGAGGATTACCACCTGCTCCCAAAGCAAATAAGAATCGCTCTTGAGTAACAATCAAACCAGTACAACTTGTTGGTGCGTTAGTAATTACTGCCGCATCAACACCAGTATCCAGTTGCCATTCAAGCAACTTACCATCTTTTGATGAGCAAGCTACTAAATACTGACCCCAAGTATCCATACTCCATGTAGTAGCAGGGGTGTATTGGCCTAAGTCTGGTCTAGCAACACCATAGGCAAAGTTGCCATAAGTGCTGTAGCCATAACCAATCTTTAAAACAGCATCAGCATCACCAACTGTAAATCCTGTTGGGGTAATGTCTGTCAAATTGCCACCTTCATTCATTGCATATAACTTTGAATGTGTACCAATTCCAATACGTCTGTTATTGGTGTTGTCTCGCCAGTTAATCAACCCACGAGCCATTCCACTCAATTGAGTAGATGAACGCTTACGCCATCCACCTACAGGGCGAATAGTACCCTCATACCAACGTACTAGATTGGAACTGTTCCAGCGCCCTTTAGACTGGTATTCAGTACCATTCTTGTATACACCTGGAGGAATTTGGAGAGGAATGTAGGCCATATTTGTAGTCTATCAGGTAGGTAGGTTAGACACAAAAGTCATTGTAGCAATCAAAGATGCTGTAGATGGATAGTTTCCTGCTGCAGCATAGTGCTGGATACTTACAGCCGTATTGTCAGTTTCCCACCAAATTTCAACATAATCATTAGTATTCAAACTAACAAAGTAGTTCCAACCTGCAATCAAATGTCCATGAGTTCCACCATGACTGTTTGGTATGGAAATATAACCAGTTGAACCAGTTACTACTGTTCCATTTATTTTCAACCAAACACGAACATCGTGGATCTGAGTATCAGAATTCTCAAACTGACCAGACCATTGAAGATTCCAGATACCAGCGTCTGTAACTGTAATCCGCGAATTACTAGCAACACTTACACCATTAGCGTAGTCTGTAGTATTCAACGTCATTGCATAAGCAGTATTTGCAGATGCAGCAGTCTGGTCTGTTGTGTCTTGAAATGCCCCATAAGGTATATTTAAATATCTACCACCTCTTGGACCACTCAATGATTGAATAGTATTGACTAACTTAGTAAAAAACAGCCTCAAAAGATTGTTGTTCTGATTCTGAACATTTTGAGAATAGACAACCCCTGACGTTCCCAAAGGAGGAATTGCAGGTATGTCTAATTGCTGTTTTACATTAGCCATTACTTCTTAATCCATGTCTGCCACACAGCACCTGCAGCAATAATCACGCCACCAATCCATAGAATAGGTTGAGCAATAGAAGCTATCCATCCAAGAACTTTAATAGCTCCTTGGGCAGCATCAATGGCCTCTACAAGACCTTTTGTATTATTGTCAATACGATCAACTTTGCTTTCAACAGCGATTAGTCTTTCGTATATTTGCTCATGGCTTACATCGCTCATGGTGCGTCAGGCCAAGTAACAGTCCAAGGAAATCCTGATTGAGAAGGAACATCACGCAATGCTTGGCGATAAACTTCCCATGCACCAGGGATATTAGAATTTGTTTCTAAGTTCTTTATAACAACCCAATCACACTCTTTTAGTTTGTCATCACGAGTAGCACGAACAGACTTGGCTTGTTCTGCATCCTTTTGGGCTTTGTAAGTAGCTTCTTGTTCAGCAGAAGTAGTGGTTACACCATCAACCACTTGGTCAATAAAGACAGGGCCAAGAATGTACTTTGTGTACCACTTACCATCTATTTGCTCAACGCCATTACGCTGAGAATATTGGTAAACAGTACCACCTGTAGCTTGTGGGCCTTCAAAGACTACATCAGCACCCAAAGCCTCCAAGACTTCAGTTGTTGTTGTTTCCCATGATGGACCACCATTGGAGTGTTGATATGCACGAAATTCACTTTCGTACATGACCGCGCCTGTTTGTGTTCTGATTTGCATTTTAATTACCTCAAGCAATTGCTAAAAAGATGAATGAGCCACCACTTGCATTTATAGCGGCTGGTGCAGTTGAGCTAAGTTCAAACCCTGCGCTGTAGGTGTCAACATAGTCGGTGTTAGTTACTTCAATAGCTGCGCTATTTAAAAGAAAATATGGGTCATTTCCGCTCACAATTCCTCGTGTTGAATCCCATACATACCAATCACCAGTTGAGTCTGTACGTTTGATTAAAACAAACCTTGCACCGCTTGTAAATCCACAATCAATTTGTAATGTTGTTGCTGTTCCCGTATAGCTTCCAACTTTGGAAACATTAGCACAGGTTGCAAATAAAAATGCAATATAGGTTGCACCACTTGCATTCACAGCAGTACTTGTTCCAATACTAAATACTGTTGAAGTTGGAGTTGTATTATTCCATCGTGTTGCACCTGATGCTGATGCAGCAGTAGAGTCTATGTCTAAGTAGTTTGTATTTCCCAAAGCAGAGCAGTATGTTGTCCATGCTCCTGTGCTATCTCGCCTTTTTACAATCATTAATTCTGGTATAGATGCTAAATTATGCGACTGAGTTGTATTTGCTCCTGTACCTGTGTAACAAACAATGTCAAATGCATTAGGCGCTCTACCAAATAAATAATTTATGTATGTGGACCCCGAAGCATTTACTGTGCTTGATGTAGAAATTTTTACGCCATTTTGAACATCAAATGGAGGATTTTGTAATATGGTTGAACCAGATATTTGTCCAGCAGTGCTGTTGGTAGTCATATAAGTGAACCCAGCTAAACGCTCTGCCCATACTGGTGCGCCATTACCAACATCTCTACGCTTTATTATTGCTAAATCAGTAGGCGATAAGCCTGTAACAGTTGCATTTGCACCAGTACCACTTCTGGCATTAAAACCAAGCACACTAGTCCCACTCGTAGGCACTTTCATTGGGCCTCTACGAATGGCTATGTAGATGTAGGTGTTGCTAATCCCTGCACCTTTTATATAAAACCCAGTAGTAGTTACTGAAATATTGTCCGCATCAGCAGTTTCTGCGTTGCTCAGGTTTGGAAACAAAACATTGGCAGAACCTGTGTTGTCAATGCCTGTCTTGGCAAGAAGACCGCGCATGGTGTCGGTTATTTCCCAGTTGCCTGTGATGTTCGTAACTTTGGTTAATACAAATTGTGGCTCGTAGCCAAGATTTACGTCAGCCCGTCCATTTGAATCACTAGTAAACGACCCACACGAAATTACATTGTCTGTACCAGTTAGGCCAAAGCCTCCTGCGTTGTGGGCGAATAGGTAGGCTACGTAG